ACCAGTTGAAAATTGATTTTGCGGTTGAAAAGGCACTTACTGGTGCAAAGGCAAAGAACATCAAAGCTGTCAAAGCCTTACTTGAACTTGGAGAAGCCAAACTTGACAAGGACGGAAATGTCAAGGGACTGGATGAACAGATCGAGAAGTTAAGAAGTGGTGATGACACCAAGTTCCTGTTTGAAGCACAAAAGCAGCAGAAACAGCAGCAGAATTTCAAAGGTTTTCAGCCGGGAGCATCAGGGGAAAAGAAACCGGGTGAGGGTGAAACGGTCGATTTCTCAAAAATGAGTTATGACGAACTCACCGCTTACATGGAAGCAAACCCGGATGCACAGATTTAATTTGATGAAAGGAAGGTAATCGAAACATGGCAAAATTTGATGCTAAAAGTTTTAATGAAAAGGCGTTCGGTAAGTACATGAGTGCTATTCCGAACGTGAAACTGAACAAGTTACGTGAATCCCGTGCAATCGTTGGTGATGCAAGATTACGTGACACTTTTGTGAATAACTCACAGACTGGCACTGTTTACGCAGTGTTACCGTTCTTTGGTCTGCTTTCCGGCACACCGCAGAACTATGATGGTGTTGACAATGTTACACCGGGTAAGACTGACACCTATGAACAGGGTGTTTTCACCTATGGCAGAATGAACGGTTGGACAGAAGCAGATTTCAGTTATGATGTAACTGGTGGTACTGACTTCATGGCAAACGTAAGAAATCAGATCAATGACTACTGGAACGGTGTAGATCAGGATGTTATCCTTGCAATCTTAGAAGGTGTTTTTGGAATGAAGGACACTGGTGCGGGTGACATTAAGAAAGCCAATGCAGCGTTCGTTGAAGCACACACCTATAACATTGCACAGGCGGGTGCTGAACATACTGATGATACTATGAAGATGGATGCAACAACCCTGAACAGTGCAATTCAGAAGGCTTGCGGTGATAACAAGCAGAAGTTCAAGTTGGTTTACTGTCACAGTGCAGTTGCTACCAACCTTGAAAACCTGAAACTGCTTGCATACTTAAAGTATACAGATGCACAGGGCATTGAGCGTGATCTTGAAATGGGTACTTGGAACGGCAGACTGGTCATCATTGATGATTCTTTACCTACTAAGGTTGTTGAAGCCGTTGCAGAGGACACAAGCAAGGGAATCAAGGCACAGGATGCGTACACGGAGTACACAACCTATATCCTTGGTGAAGGTGCTATTGGTTTTGAGGATGTAGGTGCAAAAGTGCCTTATGAAATGGTTCGTGATGCTAAGACAAGGGGCGGTGAAGATACACTGATTTCCCGTAAACGTCACGCTGTTTCTGTTGCGGGTGTTTCTTATACCAAGGCATCACAGGCAACAAATTCCCCTACCAATGCGGAATTAAAGACTGGTAAGAACTGGTCACTGGTTGCATCTGATACTAAGGCTATTGAGCATAAGGCAGTACCTATTGCCCGTATCATTTCCCGTGGATAATTTCTGATCTGAAAGGGTGGTTGCAATGTTTGATACTGATATAGTAAAAGAACGGTTGAAATCATTCGGTTATGAGGTCAAGGCAGATGATGAATTTGCCTTGACCTTTTGCGTTGAGAAAGTACGCAGCACAATCAAAAATGAAATCAACTGGAATGATGTGCCGGAAGGACTGGAACACATTGCCGTTGATATGGCGGTGGGTGAATTTCTTCTTTCCAAGAAAACCTTTGCACCTGATGACCTTACCGGGTTTGATTTAGAATATGCTGTCAAGCAGATTCAGACAGGGGACACCAACACGGTTTTTGCGACTGGTGAAGGTTCAATGACCCCTGAACAAAGACTGACTTCTTTCATCAATTACCTTTTATCCTATGGAAAGGCTGAATTTAATTCATTTAGGCGTATCAGATGGTAAAACAGATTCAGGCAGCACAAAAGGCTGCAAGGAAAGCCATTGAAGCAACCTATTTTGGTACTTTGACGGTGACAGAACTGCAAAAGGTAAAAAATGAGAAGTCAAAACTTATGGAAGAATCAGAGGTTGTAGTCTTACAAGACCAACCGTGCAGATTATCTTTTGAAAAACTGCAAACAGCAATTCAGTCAGAATCAGCAGCCACGATCACGCAAAGCACAAAGTTGTTTGTTTCCCCGGATGTAACCATCAAAGCGGGGTCAAAACTGACAGTAACACAGGACAATGTGACCACGGACTACACCCGCAGCGGTGTCCCTTCCACATATCCAACGCATCAGGAAATTACACTTGAACTGTTCAAGGAATATGCGTAAATGGGTAGAATGGGAAGATTTGACTGCAAAGGTCTGAAAGACTTTCAGCAGCAGTTGGGAAAGTTGCAAAATCCTGATGACTTTGTGGAATCGTGTGCAAAAGAACTTGCTGCCCGGTTGCTTCGCATGGTGGTCAAAAGAACACCTGTCAGACAGTACCCGGCAAGTTCAGGAAAAAAGGGCGGTACATTAAGGCGTGGTTGGACTGGTTCAAAGAGATCATCAGCAAAGGGTTATGCTGACAGCCTGACGGTGAATCATTTTGGTGATACCTATGTCATTGAAATTGTGAACCCGGTTGAATACGCATCCTATGTTGAGTACGGACACAGGACAGCCAATCATTCAGGATGGGTCAAGGGTCAGTTTATGATGACCATATCTGAACAGGAATTACAGAAAATTGCCCCAAAGGTGCTTGAAAACAAAATCAAGAAATATTTAGGGGGACTTGGTAAATGATAAATTCAATAGTTGAAGCAATCAGTTGTTCCCTGAACAAAGAATTTGGGGATGATTATGAAATCCACAATGAAGAAATCAAGCAAGGTTTGAAAGAGCCTTGTTTTTTTATTGCTTGCTTGAACCCAAACAACAACCTTTTCCTTGGCAAACGGTATGAACGTACCAATCAGTTCTGCATCCAGTATTTCCCACAGTCTGCAAAGAAGCAGCGGGAATGTGCTGATGTGGCTGAAAGAATGTATGACTGTTTGGAGTATGTCACAACAGACGGTGATACCAAGCCAATCAGGGGTTCAAAAATGAATCATCAGGTGGTTGACGGTGTTCTGAATTTTTTTGTCAATTATGACTTTTTCACGGTCAAGACGGAAGATCAGACACCAATGGAAACTATGACGGCAAGCACGGATGTGAAGGAAGGTGGTTGATTATGGCAGCAAAAAAGACAGCAACGGGAACTGCTGCAAGGTCTGAACAGACTGAACCAATGTTCAGCAAGGAACAGATTCTTGCATCTGCCCGTTTTGCAAACAGAAGGGACTTGGTGGATGCCCTTCTTGATGAAGATAAAAGTTACACCATGAAAACCGTTGACAATTTAGTTGAAAAATACATGAAAGGACAGGTGAAATAGTATGGCTTTAGGTGGTGGTACATTTACCTCACAAAACAAAGAACTTCCCGGTGCTTATATCAACTTTGTATCGGCTGCATCCGCATCCGCTGCACTGTCTGATAGAGGTATTGCAACAATGCCCCTTGAACTTGACTGGGGTATTGAAGGGGAAGTTTTTGAAGTGACCAATGAAGATTTTCAGAAGAACAGCCTGAAACTTTTTGGTTATGCCTTTGACAGTCCTAAGATGCTTGGTCTTAATGATCTGTTCATGGGTGCAAAGACCTTATACGCATACCGTCTGAACGGCGGTGGTGATAAGGCAGCGAACACATACGCAACTGCAAAGTATTGTGGTGTTCGTGGTAACGATTTGAAGATCGTGATTCAGAAAAATGCAGATGATGCAAGCAAGTATGATGTTACAACCTACTTCGGTACGGTCAAGGTTGACACACAGACAGTTGCAAAGGCTGCTGATCTTGTGGCAAACGATTATGTAACATTCAAGGCTGCTGATCTTGCTGTTACAGCCGGAACACCTTTAACTGGTGGCACAAACGGCACGGTTGACGGCACGGCACATCAGGCTTACTTGGATAAAATCGAATCATACACCTACAACACTATGGGCGTTGTGGTTACTGATGATGTTACCAAGAAGTTATATGTGGCTTTCAACAAGCGTTTGCGTGATGAACTGGGTATCAAGTTCCAGTTGGTTATTTATAACCTGTCTGCTGATTATATGGGTGTTATCAGTGTGAAGAACAAGGTAACAGATACAGGATGGTCAGAAGCAGCACTTGTGTACTGGGTAACTGGTGCAGAAAGCGGTTGTGCGGTCAATAAGTCTTGTCAGAACAAGAAATATGACGGCGGTTTCACCGTTGATACCAATTACACACAGAATGAGTTGAAAGCAGCAATCAAGGCGGGTGAGTTCACTTTCCATAAGGTCAACGGCGTTGTCCGTGTGCTTGAAGATATTAACTCTATGGTGACCACTTCGGACACTTGCGGGGATGTATTCAAGGACAATCAGACGATCAGAGTTATTGACCAGTTGGGAAATGATGATGCAGTTCTTTTCAACACTAAGTATCTTGGTGTTGTTCCAAACAATGCATCAGGCAGAACTTCCCTTTGGTCTGACTTGGTGAAAATCCGTACACAGTTACAGGAACTTGGTGCTATTGAAGGGTTCACTGATTCTGATGTTACGGTTGCACAGGGCGATTCCAAAAAGGCGGTTGTGATTACATCAGCAATCACCGTTGTGAACGCTATGGGTAAACTCTATGAAACGGTTACGGTTGCGTAAGAAAGGGGTGAAATAAAATGCCGAATGTAACAATGAAAGCAAGGGACACTATTGCAGCAAAACTTGCTGAATGTTTTATCACAATCGGAAGTAGAAGATACAACTTCATGCAGATGATTGATATGGAAGCAAAGGTTGAGAAAACCAAGACTACTGTTCCCCGCCTTGGTGCAATCATGGCGGGTCATAAGTCATGTGGTATGGAAGGTACTTTTTCCGGCACGGCACACTATAACCAGTCAGTTCTTCGTCAGGCATTACTTGACTATAAGAACACTGGTGAGGATGTGTATTTTGAAATGCAGATCACCAATGATGACCCAACCAGTGATGCGGGCAGACAGACGATCATTTTCTATGACTGCAACACTGACGGCGGTGTGTTAGCAAAATTTGATGCTGACGGGGAATACCTTGATGAAGAGATTGAAGGAACATTTGAGGACTTCTCAATGCCTGAATCTTTTGCAAACCTCACGGGTTTTCTTACTAACTAAGTAACAGAACCCCTTGTGTGGCTTTTATATAAGGTCATATAAGGGGTTTTTTCTATTCTTTGATAAACAGAAGGGAGAACAACAAAATGTCAAAATTCAGTCGATTTATGAAAGCGAACAAAATCGCAAAGCCAAATGAAAAATATGCACCTACAACCACATTACAGGATGAAAACGGTAAACCGCTGAAATGGGAGTTCAAACAGATTACTTCCAAGGAAAATGAAGCGTTGCGTGATTCCTGTACCATTGAAGTCCCGGTTAAGGGTAAGCCGAACCTTTACAGACCGAAAGTAAAAACTGCTGAATACCTTGCAAAGATGATTGTGGCATCCACTGTATACCCTGACCTTTACGATAAGGAATTACAGGATTCATACGGTGTTATGACCCCGGAAGAACTTCTTTATGCAATGGTTGACAATGCCGGAGAATATCAGGACTTCACAATGTGGATGCAGAAGTTTCAGGGATTTACCAAGAACCTTGATGACAAGGTGGATGAAGCAAAAAACTAATTGAAGAAGGGGATGGTGAAGCAAATTATGCTTACTATGCCCTTCTAAAACTTCACATTC